TGGTAGGGGGCAGTAATGTTTCACGTGAAACACGCGGGCGCATGTTTCACGTGAAACATTCACCGTCGCTCCATGTCATCTCCGATGATGCGGGCGATCACGGCCTCGTCGTGGCGTTTAGTGACTGCCCACAGGAAAAGATGACGCCCCGCATCCCGCACGTCATCCGCATCCGGCTGACTCACGTCGGTTCCGGTAGGCCAAAAACCAAGAGACTTCAAAACATGGTCGGGCATGGTGGTCTTTGCCATTGCGGGAGTCTGCCAGATAATATCCCCGATCTCCCACTCCAGCACGGCATTGATTTTTACTGGGGTGAGGTCTGCGAGAAAATTGTTGCCCGGTCTAAGATCAAACCGTTCGCACACGAGAACATCTGGAGCGAATTCGTTTCGTGTGGCCAGAATGTCGTAGGCGCTGGCCGTCCAATGCTCATACTTGAATTGTTGAACATGAATGATTGAGAATCCATGGTCGTCGTGGAAGTCTCCGATGACGATTCCCGTTGACTTGCCGGGGTCAACGGCCATTACCCGTTGCATCACGCTTTTCCTCCTTTCCTCTTTCGCAAGCTCCGCCTCGACTTGTTCACGGTGGTAATATTTTTCACCGTGTCCGAACGCACTCCGTCTACCTTGAGCCACAACGTGTCCGGCGCCATCGGCTTGCCACGTCCTTTTTTCAAAGTCCACGGCGTATCCGGGTCGTCCGGGAACGGCAGATTCTTATAGCACCATATTGCACAATCCTGTGGGGAATCGAAATGGAAGTCTTCCTTCGGAATGTACCTTTTCAGGTCGTAAATGCGTCGCATGAGTGAAGGGGTAAGCCATTTCGGTAGTTCCTTGTACATGCGAAGCGACGAGCTAGTGCACGGGCAATTCACGGGTTCACCGCCGCTGAAACGCGAGACACGAATCCATTTCTCTTCCCCGCAATTCACGCAACGCATGTGAAAATACTTATGGTGATCGCTCATGAACCTGTACTCGGGGGACGTAACTTCCCACTGTCGGAAGCGGCGTCCCACCATTTCCGGCTCCTCCCCGGTCAAGTTTTTGTTCACCGGCTTGACCGGATGGAGAATGCGGCGTTCGCGACCTTTCTTTCTTGTCTTGGTGCGTATGACAGAGATTTCACCGGGACGAAATACCCCGTTCTCAGTCTCGAACTTCCATTCGAACACAACCGATGGGTTGAATTCGTTGTAGCACCATTCGATAGCTGACATCATGCCGTCGAACTCAAAATTATCTACACCATTCTCCTCTCGCCACGCCCAAATATTGAGGCGAATGTCGTTGTAGGAGCGGCTCGGCATGAGCGTCTCATTCGCTTTGCGATGGTAACGCAAATACGGCATATCCGGCGTATGGTCCAGTGCCACATCAAGATTGCATGAGGCGATTGGCTTGGTAATGTCAGGGCGCACAAAACGCCATTTCTTGTCCTCGGGAACCTCCAAGTAGGTGAAGCACCATTCCAGGGCGGCGTCCACGGAAGGGAAAAGGAACTCCCCATCGGGGACACTCATTTGAAGCCGCTCCAACCTGTTAGCAGCTAGCCTGTACAACTTGTATGACGGTTGCATCATTCGTGTTTTCTCTCTTCTCTTATTTGGTTGAATAGCGGGGGCAACAGTATTGCTGCCCCCGCTATTCAAATCATGCGACCGTACGTGTCAGAAAACTACCGACCATGCGTTCGCAGTATCCTTTTTGGCCTCGAAATCAATGGAAGAAATCTCCGCCCTCGGAGGCCAGAAAGCGGGCTTCGGGGCACCATCCTCACCGAGGATTGTGACACCGTTCTCGTCCTGCTCGTATGCGGGGCGACCGTAATCGTCGAGACGGGGCCTGGGCTTGCTCATTCGTGTCACCAGAGTTGCGTGAGCGCCCTCCAAATTCTCACACACGCGCTTCACGGTCGCGTCAATCTTCTGCGGGGACAGAAGATCGGCCCTCTCCCTGGCGTCGGCCGGCCAGAGACCGGCGGCACTGAAATACTTCGGAATGTTGAAGTGGATGAAAGTCTTCCCATTCTTGTTGATAGTGAAAACTGTGCGGTCGGTGAGGGCTTTTCCGGCGTCCTCGTCGTCACCGTCAATCATCCAATCGGTGACAAGCATCGGCCGCCCGCTCTTGGACGTGGTCATTTCAGCCCGGGTGATGAATGCTGAGTGCTTTCCGGGCTTGGGCGGCTCAAAGTTGCCGCCACCGGTAGCGACTTCCAGCGAGGAGAGGTCGGTGCCGAAATTGAAGCCAGTTGCCATAATATTAATTCCTAAACGTTTGCGCGGATGGGTTTATGAATTGCGGAGGTGTCAGTTCTCGCCATTGGCAGGCTTGCTGCGGAGTGCGACTCGAATCGCGTCGGCGGCGATAGCGAGAGTCTCAGCGGAGACGCCACGGTCAGCGGTAACAGTAATCTTAGCCATAATAGTTTCTCTCTTCCTGTATTTTGTTCAGTGGCTAGTAATGTAATCGTGGATTTTGGTCATGCTGGGGTTTCCCATTGCTGGCGGGAACCCGCGTGTCTGTTGTTTTGTCACAACGTTCGGTTTGCGAGTGTACAGAACCGGTACGGTGATTTCTTCTCCTTCCCCATTGTCCACGTTCGCCCATTCCATGTAGCCCACGAAATTGAACAATGCGGGGATGCGTTGTCCGGACTTCTGTCCCTCGAAAGACGGAGCGATGAATGTTTCCCCGGTGACCTCATTGTTTTCGCGTGCGGAATGCGTGATAGCAATGAATGAAATGTCGGGGGCGTTCAGGAATACGCTGATCGCTTTCAGTAGCGAATCGTATACTGCCCGCCATTTCGTCCATGTGTCGTTTGACACGGTTTCATAGTGGGCCAGGATGAGTTCCTGACATTTATCCAACGTGTCGAACACTACCGTCTTGTAGGGGAATCCTGTGAGGTTGCGTGCGATATTGTCGCAAAGATTGGCGCAATCAAGCCATTTGTCGCAATGGACAACGGTAATGTTTTGCAGGTTTCCCCATTCTCGTACTGGAAGTGTGCCGGATTCAAAATCGACGTACAGGACGGGCGACATGTCGTCTACCTGTGATGCCGTGGCTGCGAGCGACGTTTTGCCGACGCCGCTCACGCCGTGAATAAGCATGTTGAAATGATTATTCTGCTCTGGGTTTACGACTGTCATTCCGAGACGGGCAAGAGTGTCCTCGAAAGTCATGCTCTGTTTCACCTCCTAACCGTTAATGTTGTAGTTTTTGAATGCTTCTGTGTGGCGCTCATGTGAGCAGTACCAACATAGAGGAGACGATTGGAGACTGTCAACCCTGTCATCGTGTGACCTTGCTCTCTCCCAAATGTTTTGGAGTCTCTCTATGGCCGCGAGCGCAACGTCCTGCCGCCACGGGAAAGAGAACTCACTAATACTGTCCGGCACAACTTCTACGCTGCAGTCTCTTGAGAGAGCAACAATAGAACAATGAGCCACCTCATGTCCGAGCTGCGTGAGACCGTACCCGTAGAGCATGATCTGAATGTAATATTTACGAAATTGACCCCCTGCCGCCGTGTTGGCGAATCTCGGTAGACCATTGTCCCATTTGATGCTCTTCCTGAATGCGGAGATCTTTTTCCGTGAGAGCAGCTTCCAGTCTAGGACTGTCGCCGCCGCAATATCGAAACGATCCACACTCCCAGAAATACGCCCATAGTCTTCAAGATCGCATACCTCTACTCTCTGCTCCACTAGAACATTCGGGTCATTCTTTGTGCGCGATTCTGCGAAAGCGTGAAACGCGGTGCCGAGAAACGGCGCCAGCGGCGTGCCCGTATTCTCCGTATCGTGTGGGATTCCGAGAAGCTTATCGGCGATGCATCGTTCGCAATCGTCCCCGATTTCACTCACACCGATGCGCGTTTGTTTGTCGCGTTCGGTGGGGGCGAAAACATTACTGACCGCGAGCGTGGCGGCCGGGCTCAAATTCAAATTTCTCTCCCTCCTGAATTGCGGCGATAGCGGCGAGCCTGACGTCGCGGTGAACTTCAATGTCCCCGCTTGCAATATCTTCGATGAAGAAGAGTCTTGCGTCGCCGGCTGGCATGATTTCATAGACGGTGTCACCGAGCTCTTCGGCCCGCATGGCGGCTTGTTCAAGATTCGAATAGACCCGGTAGTCGCCCTTCTGTGACGATTCCCATACTAGGTAGGTGCCCATTTATGTGTTTGCTCTCTCTTCCCGAAATGTTGATTAATGATTGCGTGTTATTCGATGATGGTTGCTGTGAGTCCCGCACGCTCCTCTAGTGCCGTGGAAATAATGGCTGCGTAGCACTTGATCCGCCAGATGTTCTCCGATCGAATGACGGGTACGTGCAGTTGCATTGTTTTGATGCCGAACTGTGTGGGCCATTTCAGGATGATGGTGCGGCCGGCGATTTCGTCAATCGTGGTGCTCTGTGTGATGCGCATAATATTTTTTCACTCCTCCGTCGTGGTGAGCTCGTAAATGTCGAGATTGATACAGGAGGCCATGCCGCGTATAATGTGAATGTTGTTCATCGTGACATGGATGACATTAATGTCTGAGTGCCCATCATACTCTGGGGTAACGGTCAGGAAATTCCTGCCGACCAACTCGCTATCATTGGACATGAGAATGTTTATGACGGTATCCGCCATGCGGCGTCGCACTAGGCGAATGGTTGAGTCACTGTGTGTTTCTGTTTTCATGGCATTTACTGTACGTGTGTGGCGGCGTGCGTGCAACCCATGTGGGCGTGGCGTCTATCACATTTCATATGAGGCCGCTCTCACGCAGACGCCCATACCCCGCCGCCAGCCTAGGCTCCACAGCCGTCACATCAATAGTATTCTCACACTGCAAAAGAAAACGATTCACCCGTTTCGTTTGCCCCTTACGATTCAAACGAGCAGACGCCTGCAAATTCAAAATCACACTATTATCCTCACTCAACCAAATCTCAGTGTTGCAAACATTTTGTAGACCATCGATCCCTTCAGCGGCAGCCGCAATAACAGCACAGAGGACCCCGGGCC